GTCTGTGGCCCTTGCTGCGGGTGACATCAAGAGCGGTGAGGTGGTGGTAGTCGTCTATGACGGCACGCGCTTCCAAGTCGTCTCGCAGTTAAACAGCGCGGGTGATGCGCGGTTTGCCAATGTGTCAATTGCATCGTCGTTGTATGTCGGCGGTGTTTCGACCTTTGTCGGCAACGCTGGCTTTAGTGCCAATGTCTCCATCGCCTCTGCGCTGTCTGTAGGCGGTGTGGCGGCTATCACGGGCGCAACCACAATAGGCGGCAACCTCACGCTCAACGGCGGCACCGCCAACGGCGTGTTGTTCTTGAACGGCAGCAAGGTGGCGACGAGTGGGACGGCGCTGGTGTTTGATGGGACAAACCTCGGCATCGGGGCGACAAGCCCCGTGGCAATTGGCGGCTACACAATTGCAACCATTAACAACGCATCTTCTGGGTCTGGCCTTTATCTTCAGCAAGCAGGAGCCACGAAAGGCCGTGTAATCACCACCGCGAACGAACTGACGGTTGACACCACGGCAGCAATACCACTTGTATTCGGCACCAACAACACCGAACGCGCCCGTATCGACTCCTCCGGCAACCTCGGCATCGGGACGACGAGTCCAACGGTGGCGCTTGATGTCTTTAGAACTGCTTATCCAGAAGTCCGCACTAGAAGCGCCTCTTACACAAACACTTTTGGTATTGATACTGTGGGGGGTTTTGGCGTCTTGGGTTCAGTTACGAACAACGCTTTTAGTTTTGTCACCAACAACACCGAACGCGCCCGCATCACGAGCGGGGGGGATTTGCTGGTTGGTACGACAAGCACGTCAGCCAGTTCTGGTGAAGGGTTTAAAGTTTTTGCAAATATAGGAATTTCTGGACATTTTGACCCTGCTGTTGTCACCGCAGCAAATAACGCGTCTTACTCATGCTGGGATATTTACTCAACTGCAACAAGTTCGTATCGCTTTTATGTGACTACAACTGGCGTCATCAATGCCGTCAACACAACCATCAGCGCCATTTCTGACCAGCGGTATAAAGAAAACATTTGTGACTTGGATGTGGGCCTTGATGCTGTTCTTGCATTGAAGCCGCGCAAGTTTGACTGGAAGACTGGCAAAGGCAAAGACATCAAGAATGACCGTGGCTTTATCGCTCAAGAGTTTGAGCAGGTATTCCCTGACCTTGTTGACGAATGGAAAGACCCTGCGCCAGAAGGTGAGGAGCCGTACAAGTCTGTGCGGCAAGACTTGATTCCCGTACTGGTTAAAGCCATTCAAGAACTTACTGCGCGTGTTGCACAACTGGAGACTAAATAAATGACCACTATCACTTGGAACATCTCTGTCCTCGACTGCCTCCCGCAGTCTGCTGAAGGCGCTGACTATGTTGTTACCGCCCATTGGCAATGCACGGGCGTGGATGGCGCTTACACGGGGCAGGTCTACTCGACCACCTCGTTTGCCGTCGTTCAGGGCGAGGCTTTTACCCCGTATGCCTCGCTTACGCTCGACCAAGTGCTCGGCTGGGTCTGGGCCAACGGCGTGGACAAAAACGCTACAGAGGCTGCGGTGGAGGGCCAGATTGAGGCCCAGAAGAACCCGCCCATCGTCTCGCCGCCGCTGCCGTGGGTGGCGCCGTGATTAACCTCACGCTGACCACGGAAGAGGTCAACGCCATCCTGCAAGTGCTTGGGCAGTTGCCGACGAGCAGCGGTGCGTGGCCCCTTGTCGTCAAAATCAAGGAGCAGGCAGAGCCGCAGGTCGTGAAGGACGGGGAGCCGTGACCACAGTACAAGACCTTGAGGTGACTGTGACCTCTCACATTGATGTCTGCGCGGTGCGCTACGAAGCCATCCATGCGCGGCTAAAGCGTCTGGAAAGCCTGCTTATGCAGGTTGGCGGGGCAATTATCGTCATCCTGCTGACCGCGTTTGGCACGGTGACGATGATGTGGCTGGAGTCCATTAAGTGATACCTGCCGCAATCCAAGCCATCCTAACGCCGCTTCTGGGCAACGGACTTAACCTTGTTGCCAACGCTGTGCTGGCAAAGGGCAAGGACTTCGTAGAGAAGAAATTGGGCGTGGAACTTAAGCCCGATATGTCCAGCGAGGACTTGGCGCGGGTGCAGATTGCCCAGATGGAGCATGAGGAAGAACTGCTCAAGTTGCGTCTGGAAGAGGACAAACTTGACCTCGCTGAACTTGAGATGCTCTTGAAGGATACCAACGATGCGCGGGTGCGCGAGACGCAGATTGTCACATCCGACAAGGCACCGCTGCTAAACAAACTCATCACGCCGATTCTGGCGCTTGGTTTGCTTGGCATCACCTTCACGCTCTTCGGCATTGTGCTGTTCCAAGCAAGTCCGATTGACCCCAGCCGCAAAGACATCCTCATCTACATCTTGGGTGTGCTGTCTGCGGTCGCTACGCAGGTCGTCTCGTACTACTTCGGTAGCAGCGTCGGTAGTAAGGAAAAGACCGATGCTATGAAAGAGGCCATGAAATGAGCCTCGTAAAAGAACAGGCGGCGTTCCTGCTGGATGTCGCCAAACTCATCAACAAGGCGACTGAACTGGGCTTTGTCGTCACGGGCGGTGAACTTGCCCGTACCCCGGAACAGCAGGCCATCTATGTCAAGACTGGGCGCAGCAAGACGATGAACAGCATCCACCTCAAGCGGTGTGCCATCGACCTTAACTTCTTCAAGGACGGCAAACTGACCTACGACATCCCTGCTCTTACGCCGGTTGGTGAGTATTGGCAGAGCCTCAACCCCAAGAACCAATGGGGCGGGTTCTGGAAGTCGTTCAAGGATGTTCCTCATTTTGAAAGAAAAGTCTGATATAACCCAGTCATGCAAACTGGAATTCCATCAACATTTTCGTTGTTGGGGCATCAAATTGATGTTGTTGTTATTTCGGCAAAAGATTGGAAGCGTTCAGATTGCGTAGGAATATGGTTGCCGCAACTATTAAGAATAGAAATAAAAAACACTTCTCGGGTTACTGCGCTTCAACAGGTTTTTTGCCACGAATGGGTACACGCGATGCTTGACATGATGTCACATCCTCTTTCTACGGACGAACAGTTTGTTGACCAATTAGGCCATCTCCTTCAACAATCTCTCACTACATTTGAAATGAAAAATGTCCGTAAGAAAAGCAACAGACGAACAAATAATTGCGGCTTTAAAAAGCAGTAACGGCAGTCGCTCCAAAGCGGCTGTTCAGTTGGGTTTGTGCCTTCGTGCGCTTGCAAGCCGTTTAGTTTCAATGCGTAAAAAAGGCATTGAAATTCCCGAAGTTAATTATTTAAGATTTGTCGATAAAGAAGAATATTCGTTTACTCCGCTTCCCGAAAGTGATGTTCCGATTGAAGAATTGATTGCACATCGCAAGCGTCAATTTGTTCACAAGCGCGACCACGAAGAAGCCTCCAAACTTATCCCCATCCGCATTAAGATTCCCGGCGCTGTAGGGCTGCTGTTTTTTGGCGACCCTCATGTTGATGACGACGGCACCGACATAGAAGCGTTGGAACGCCATACGGCGCTCGTAAAGGCTACTGAAGGGCTTTTTGCAGTCAATGTCGGGGATACCACTAACAACTGGGTAGGGCGTTTAGCGAGGCTATACGGCGACCAAAGCACCTCTGCGGCGCAGGCATGGCGGTTGGCAGAGTGGTTCATGGGGCAATGTGATTGGTTGTGGTTGTTAGCCGGAAATCACGACCTATGGAGCGGAGCGGGTGACCCGATGCGTTGGATTGCTCGTCAGCAATCAGCCCTTTATAAATCATCAGAGGCTAGAATTAATTTAAAGTTTCCAAACGGCGCTGAAGTGCGAATCAACAGCCGTCACGACCACGCAGGGTCATCCATTTGGAACCCCGCGCATGGTTCGATGAAAGCCGCCATCATGGGAACCCGCGACCATATTTATGTTGCGGGTCACAAGCATGAGTCGGCCTACAGCGTACTTAAAGACCCCATTACTGACATCACTATGCACGCGCTAAAAGTTGCGTCATACAAAGTTTACGACCGATACGCGAAAGAAAGAGGCTTTCGGGACAACGCCCTTTCGCCCTGTGCGTTGGTGACCATCAACCCAAGTTTGCCGTCTCACCACGCGGATATGATTAAGGTTTTCTGGGAACCGGAACATGGAGCGGACTACCTCAAGTTTCTCCGACGAAAGACCTGAAGTTTGCAAAAACTGTGTGTTTTGTTGCCCGTGGAACGGCGAGGGATGGGGCTGCGGTCATGCTACGGTAAACGGGTTGCTTGATAACATTTGCCGCTGCGACGGCAAACATTTCGTGCAATTTAAACCGTTCAAAATGGAGAGGGTGGAATCGAACCACCGTTAACGGAGTCAAAGTCCGTTGTCCTACCGCTAGACGACTCTCCAGCCGTTTACCAAGTATCGCGCCAGCCTCGGCTGCACGCCCAGTTGGGCTTTGGGACGCGGCTCCATTCATAGTGCCTGCGTGCCTTTAGGTTGCGGAACCAGTTGACGAACCATCTGACCATAGTGCCTCCACGCTGTAGGATTGTGACGGGGACTTCCAATCTCGCGGCGGGTCGCCCGACAAATGGCTCGGGTCAACCCAATGCAATTTGTTGTTGGGGTAGGCGATAAGCGGCCCAGCCTCCAGCCGGACAATGTGATGGTCTTTGCTCTGGTCGCTGACCTCCGACCATCCCCCGTTGTGCCAGAAGATGCTGAACAGGTAGACCCCCGGCCTCCACACTCCGTCCCTGCCACGGGCGCGGACACGGTGACCCCGCAAGAATTCCATTTCCCTGACCTCGGCGTGGCGGCTAAAGGAGTCCCACCAGCAGACGAGTTCTAAAGCCATTGGGGGGCATGGGCGGCTGACAAGGGCATGGATAGGCACCCTCGCCCATTGCGCCCCACAGGCCGCCATAACGCTAAACATGGGTACCCGTGCAGGTTCAGCCCGGAACCCGAAGATGGTGCAGGGGGTAAACTCCCCGCTGCCCGTCTGGTGGTCATACAGGAATTCGTTGCGGATGTAAGCCGGGACATACGGCGTATCGACCATAAAGGTCATATCAACCCCTCCCGGTTAAGTTGTGCGATTGTCCTAGCCATTCCTTCCAGATGCAGCAGGCGCACATAGTCCCGGTCGAGGTCGGTATGCGCTCGACGGTCGATGGCATCGTGGCACGCGCTACAGGCCCATGCTCCAAGGATGTCGGGCGATTTCATGCCTATGCCGGAGACTCCGGCAAGCCTGTAGTGGGCCAGCACAACCGTTTCAGAATTGTGGTTGCACACTTCTGGGATACGCACCATGCAGCCGCGTCCTCGGGCTTTTTTACGCAGTTTCATACGACGGCTCCGGTATCACGATGCCCATATCAAGGCACTTTGTTTCAAGAAACAGCAAGTAATCGCTGAACTCTTGTTTGTCGAGCGCAGAGGAACGCTTGAGCGGTCGCAGGCGCTTCCTGCCAAACCCTTCCAATGTCTCCCATCCAAAACACTCGCCCAGAAAGTAATCGTGCAGGTCATCGCGTGTCCATCCGCGCAACGCCTCGCCACCGCCCTCTAAAATGCAGGGATAACAAACACCCCACAGGAATTTGTTTTGTTGGTTGGTGCGCGGCTTCTTCCACTCCGTAACCTCGACCGCCCATGTTTTTAGCGGGTCAAGGTTAGACACCATTCGCGTTACGACAGATGCCATAGCGTCGGGTCTGGTGCCTCGCGGGAAGATGCGTTTCATCGCTCGGATGCCCTCACCCGTCCAGCCCATTGCTTCCATTCGTGGGCGTATTCGACATTCTGGTATTCATCGAACCACGGGCCACCCTCGGTGAAATGCACGCAAGTCGGGTCAGAAACCTGCGCCCGTGTGTGCCAGCCCTCCAAGTAATTGAAGGTCGGCGGCAACGCACCGATGTTTCGGTCGTTTACCCACATGAACCGATGCAGGTACATCCCGGTTTCGCTGTTCACGATTTCGGGTGTCAGCCCACCCATTGACGGATGGCTGCAATTGAACCACATAAACGACGACCAGTTTTTGCGCGGGTATTGGCGCTGTACCTGCCCGTCCATCTTTGTCAGAGATGTGGGCTTGTAGTCGTGCTGCACACACCACACGGCAACATCAGGATTGTTGAAGTCGAGCAACGGCTTCAGACTGTGCCGTACCAGAAAGTCACAGTCCATGAACAAGGCATTGCCTCTGAAGTTGCAGAGCGCAGGCACAAGGAACCGGCTGAAACTAAACTCCGTAGATGAGAACGGGTCTGGTTCGCGCCAGTACATCCCCATTTCCCGCAGGTCATCTAGTCGAAGCGCGACAACCTCTGCCTCCATGTGTTCCAGAATGGACGCACGGGCCACCTCGTAGGCGATGTCCTCGCGGCTATCGTATCCGATAAAGATTTTCAAAACGGCAAATCCTCATCGTCGTTGAACTTCTCGGGGTTCTGTTCTTCCATCGTTTTAGGACGCGCAGCCTGCTTCGGCTCGAACTTGAGGGACATGAAGGCATCGCCGGTCTTACTGCTGCGCTTAATCCACGCGCTGATGTTTAGGTCAATGTTGTCGATGACGGCAGAGCCACGGTAGTTAGGCGCTTTTTCGTTTCCCTTCTGGTCGTTCTTGAACAAAACGCCACGGTTGTTGTTGTCGTACTGCTTATTCACAGGGTCACCTTTTCTAGTTTGTTAAGTTTGTCGTCCAACTCTTGCAGGAAAGTAGTTACCTCCTGTTCAAGCATCTTGATGTAGTCGTCATCACGCGGAACGCGCACGACTAACAGTTGCAGCCGTTCGGGCAGGCGCGGGTCGTAGGACACGAAATCGCACCACGGCTTACCGGCACACGCCATCTGCCATTGCATCTGCGTGAAGTATTTAAGGGGGGGAAATTCTGCCAACACATACTCAAGGTGAGTAGCGGTGTTAGGGCATTTGACCTCAATCAAACCTTCCTCGGCAAAACCGTCTGGGGAGGCACCAGACATTGCAACAGTCGGATGGTCTATAAAGCCGACATCCTCAACCAGTATCCCGGTCTTTGCGGCGTAGGCGGCTTTGGCGTTCGGCTCCTGCTCCGTCCCCCATTCCATCGCTGCATTGCTGAACGAAGATGCCTTCTGACCCGTCAGCCGCTCAACCACAAGGTCAGCCATATAGTTAGCGCGACCTGCGCCATAGCCGGTCTTGGTCTTGGCAATGACATCCGCAACGCGGGAGGCTGTGACCTTGCCAAGCCGTGCCGCAAACCAGTCGTCTGTACGCTGTTCCATTAGGCTAGTTCCTTCTTGCGTGCGCTGAACGCATCCATGTGCGTTGCGCGGATGGCGGGGTCAAGCGACTTGAAGAGGACAACGAGCGCAGCAGCATCAGCCGCCGACGCAATCTGCGCCAACACCTCGGGGCTAGGTTCGGCCTTTTCCGACTCTGGCAAGTCCTCACCCGCGTAGATGTAAAGCCCAAGCCCGTGCATGGCGATGGCTTTAGCAAGACAACGCATCGTCGCGGTGTTCACGGCAAACGCATCGGGGTCAACGATGGCGCGGTTGCGGTTGTCCATGAC